GCACACCAGCAACAGTAGGGTTACCCTTTGCTTCTGCCTTAGCAATAATGCGACCTGCTTGTTCTTTCTTCTTTGCGCCTTTTGCACCAGCGTATGCTGCTGCAAGAAGTCGCTTTAAATCATCACCAAAAGCAATTTGTGGTTTCTTAGCCATAATATATAATCCTAACTATGTCAGACTAGGTGGGGGAAATACATCCCCCACCATTGTCCTCTTTGTTCTACTGCTAATTAGGCAGTTTTGGCTGTCAACTTGCCTTGCTTCTTACGGTTACGGACCGTGAGGTTACCGTAGCACATAATCAAAGCATAGCGTGCATCCATGTTCTCAGGGCGTACGAACTCTGTGTTAGAGAACCACTTACCAGAGTGACCTACAAGTGAAATGTACTTTGAGTTGATAAAGAACATGTTTCCAGCAGGTGCATGGACATCATAAGTTACAGGCGAAGCCTTGAACAGCAAGTTCTGGAATCCAGCGTTTGCAGTCGCAGTGTCCGTGTAACGAACCTGAGGCTGAAGCAATGATTCATACTTCTCAAACAATGTTTGAGTTGTGAGAACCATGTCTGGATGGTCATTACCAACTGATACAGTGTTGTAGGCTGTAGCCATTTGTGCGAGGGTCAAAGCACCAGCAGTGTTTTCCTCGTACGAACGCCACCAGTCATTATCCTGACCAGATGCTGAGTTGATACCACCAACGGTGTTGCCTGATTCAATCAAGTTTCCAAGACCGTTCCAAGACTTACCTGAGTCTGTACCACCAGCACCAAGGGTGTCGGTTCCGTTACCAAAGAACATACGGTTGAAACCTTCACGCATAGACTCTTCAGCCTGCATGATTTTGGCTTCAAGCAAGTTAATGACTTCTTGCTCGCCGTTGTTCTTAGCCTCTTCAATACCAGAAATTGCAATGCTAGCAGCGTACTGCTTCCATTCAAATTCTGCTGCTGAAATACCAGCCTGAGGGGTTAGGTCAATTGTGTCATAACCAGAATATGGCTTGACTGTGCTGCTTTCACCGTAGATAAGTGGCTCTACGATTTTTGTACCACCATTAAGCATACGAATACGACCCTTGTTCATAAGGTGGTATGTAAGTGGGCGTGCTGAGAAGATGTTATCAGTCAACTGGTCACGATAGTTCGCAAGTGTTGTTGAAAGAATAGCATCAAAGTTACTGTTTCCAGCCATAGTATTTTCCTCCTAGGAAATGTTAAAAATTGGCGTTTAATTGTCTTTTAGCAGTCATCCAAGCATCTGAAATATTAGTAATAGGTTCAGTAGTATCGGTTGTAGTGTTCGCAGTGGCAGAAGAGCCACCAGAAACCACACTAGCCTCACGCTTAGCCTCAACAACGGAAGATTCCTTCTGTTGTTTAATCTGTTGCGCTTGACTTTCCAACTCACGCTGCTTCATCATTTTATCAAAAGCCAGTTGTTTGTATGTTGCTTCTAAATCGGTTGTGTTGCTGCGTAAAGCAGTTTGCACAACTTCATTTGTGTCAAAATCGGGATATCTAGCCTGCAAACGGGAAATTTCTTTCTCAATCTGCTGTTGAGACTGATACTCTTCAAACTGTGCCAAACGCTGGTCCAACTCACGGATTCTACGCTCACTAGGGTCCATATCCTCTTCATAAGAAGAGTCTATCAATTGCTGTGCTTGCCCTAAAGTTACGCCGTAATGACGGCTTAACAACTCTAGAGTGGCAGCAGGGTCACTATCAAGTGCTGTCTGCAATGAACTAGCAAAATTGAGAGATTCCCTCTGCTGTGCTAATTCCTGCGTCTTGCGTGTATAATCTGCCTGTCGTTGATAACCAGCAATCGCCTCAGAAAGAGGAATATGCTGCTCCTCACCATCAAATTTTACAGGGACTCTATAATTAGAGTATTCTGCAACATCCAAAGATGGGCTATCATCTATATGACTATCCTCACTGGAACTAGTTGACCCTTCGGGTTCTACATCAGATATGGGTGCGAAATCTTCGCTCATTTTGTTTTTCTCCTAGAGTCCTAAAACGGTTGCTCATACTTATAGGTAGGTTGTTCCCTATTGGGGTGGAAGTTGTCCCTGCTCAGGTGGAAGTGGAGGCATTCCACCATCTTGTGGTGGCATTCCTCCACCCATAGCCTCTGGAGGAGGTGGGGGTGCTTGGACAAATTTCTCAGGATTCTTAATATTAAAGCCAACCTGAAGAACATAACTAGCAAGTTCCTGCATGTTGATAATACCTGAACCAGCGAACGGTGCCATAGCATCCACAACCTGTAGAGCCATTTGGCGACGCTGTGCTTCGTTATGGGGTTGTGTTGAGCCACCCACCACTTCAAAGTCAAAGTCGCCTTCTAGGTATTCACGGTCATACTCAACCCAGAACGGTTCACCATCTTTACCGATTATACGGGCAACCTGTTTACCAGTCATAAACTGCTGAGCCAAAATAAGCATACGGCGAGCAACCTCGCCAATACTTAACTCAACAATAGCCAACTTATCAGCCGTACGAGAGTTAGCAGCATCCTGAACAGCACTGATTTCTGTTGCCGTACGACGAATCTCAGGAATGCCACCATTCATGAACTCAGGCAAACCAGTAATACGGTTAATGTCGTTAGTAATCAAATCAGACTGACTATAAAATTCTGGGGGGCTTATAACAGCAGGGAATGCTGTTACTACGCCACCCAATGGTTCATCAGAAACCACAGGAACCATAACATTATCATCATCAGATTCTAAGGCTGTACGCCCAAACTGGTCAAACGCTGATTCCTTGTAGAGATACTTACGAGAAAACTTCTTACGATGATTCATCATCTGCGTACGAGTTTCGTTCAGTTCTTTCTGTAACGGTTCAATCTGTTCAAGGTCGCCAATAGGGTAAAAGGCATCTGGAACATCATAGTTACGCAACATAACAAAAGGATGTCCAAACGCATACGGCATCTTCGTAGGTTTAATAAGGAACACTTCGCTGTTCTCAGTGAAAACGCACATTGTTTTAGTACGGATATCATAATACTCCCATATTTCAGCATAACCATAATTTTTGTCGTAAACCTTACGCTGACTAGGGTCATCAGAATAACGACTAACAGCCATAATAGTCACATCTTCACGCGCAGCCTTGTTGTAACGCTTATCAGACTTTACCTCGGCAATAGGGCGACGGATACGCTGTGCAATCCACTTGGCATCATGCATGCTTGTAGCATCAGCATCAATGAACACATCAAAAGGGGACACCCGTTCAGCGAACGGGCAGTCGGTTGTTATGACAGAATTACTAGTAGGTTCACCACCACCAACAGGGTCACTATAATCCTCTTCACCACTTTCACTGATGGCTCCTTCCTCAACAAACCTATAACCAGTTTTAATCCATCCGTGACCTACAATAAGTAGGTCTTTAACGGCACGACGAAACTCTTCACGAATATTACGGTACTTCCACCAATAGTTAACCACAGCCTCAGCCACAACAGCATTAGGTGCATTCTCAGGTTTCTGTGCGTTAACCGTAATCTTAGGATAGTTCACAGCCACAGCAGGACCAATAACATTGACAGTAGAAAACGAAATGTTAATCAACATTCTGTCCTCGTCACTATAATGGTCATAATGCTTACCCTTGTAGATGTCAACAAGACGCTTCCAAGTAGCGTCATGTCCTTCATCTTTACGCCACTTTCGTGATGTCTCAATATGTTGACGATATTGAGTAAGGATTTCTAACTGTGATTTACGAGCCATTATTTAGTTCTAACTTTTCCAGCATTCTTTTTAATAAGAGGATTTTGTTTTGCTAATCGTTTTGCGTTCATAGTATCAGTTTCTTCTTTAACTGCTTTAGAATATCCAGACCTATTTACTCTATTCCAATATCGCTTCCACTCTTTTTCCCACTCATCTTGAGTTTGATTAGTGCGTTTAATTTGTTTAATGCCTTTTACTTCTGCAAAATGCACTGCTGCTGCTTGACGAGCAGCAATAGAATCTCCAGTTGCTTTACTTAAATGTTTCATTGCACCAGACTTGATGACATTACTGGCAGCATTAGATGATTTAACAGCCTTGCGAACATCTCTACGGACTTGATTAATAACCTTTTTTCCACCTGCTTTAAAGATGTCGTCAATAATTCCTTGAGAGTGCAAACCACTAATGGCAGGTTTCTTCTTTGCAGCCATTACTTAACCGTACGACCAAAAGCAGCATCTTTAGGATTCAGCCAGCGAACCACAGGAGGCAGAAAGGCTGCTGTAATGGCAGCCCAAATAGCCTTGGGTGATGTTTCGCCAGCCAACACAACCGTCAAAACGGTTGCAGCAGATGAACGGACATAAGAAGCAAAAGCGCACTTTTGTTCCTGAGTAATATTAAACTTCATTTCTTTTTCACTTTCTTTTGTTTAGCCGTTTTAATTGCAACAGCAGCCTTTTTAGCATCTTTCATACCTTTAGCAGTGTAAGGAAATGTTTTGTTTCCAACTTTTGGCATTATTTCTCTTTTCCTTCGTGCCAACCAATATGGTTGTCAATTTTTGTTCCAACTGCATCAACCTTGTATATTACCCTGTTAAGCAGTTCCCGACCTTCACTATGTTGGCTTGAGTTTTCCTTACGGAGCAACTGCATCAGTACCACAAGTGGACCAGCGATAACAGCCACCACAATAGGTACAAGCCAAGATTCCATTTAAATCCAACGAGTCCCAATAGGTTCAGCCGTTATACCCTTAGCAGCAGAGTCAGCGACAGTTTTGCGCTGGATTTCCCCGATAGTAGGACCACTGAAAACTTCCTTACCATAGGTAAAGCCGATACGAATGCCACGAATGTGGCATTTAAAACAAACTTCGCCTCGTTTTTGCTTGACTTCATGTGCGTATTCACCACAATCAGTACAAATAAATCGTTTTACTTCCATAATAATAGATAGTTTGTTCCCTAGAGGGGGTTTTTGGTATCTACACGGATATTATGCCCACCAATTGGTACTTTACCAACACCTTTTTCACTAAAAAGGTGCTGTTCCCACCAAAGCATACTATTTTTAGGTACGGGGGTGTCCCCCCGATACTCGGACAACCAAACATACTTCAACATCTGGTTGGCAATAGCCAAAGACATCGTTCTGTCGTCGTGGGGCGACCCTGAAGTCCTTCCGTTGTCCTTGCGAACATAAGTACGCAACTCCCCAATAGTCTTGTAGCAGTAAATGGTTAGTTCGTCGTTACGGATAGCAGCCGATAACTCGTCAATACACAACGGTTTAGTAACCGTTGTGGTTTTCCAACCTAAAGTTTCAGTAGCCTGAGGGCTGCGTTGAGTAATTTTACGCTGCCTATAAAGATTACGGTAGCCAGCCCGTTGGGCAGCCTTAATTGTGGTTAAACCGTGGTTGTTTGATTCAATACATAATAAAGCCTGATTATACCACCAAGACAAATCAGCCAAAATCTCCCCAAACACATCAGGTTCACAATGTCCATGCCAATGAGCCATAACTTCACCCGTTGTGGCATCTATAATATGGGCAGAACTATAATCACCATAACTAAGTCCTTCAGCCACATCAGCCCCAACACAATACACACTATCAGGACTAGGGAAACCCCAAATACTAAGAGGACCATCTTCATCCTCACGGAACTCATACTTCTTATCAGAATAAGCATGCAAATAACCCTCTAAAGGTTCAATAGTTGCAATACTGTCCAATAAGTCAATGTCAAATACAGGGTTACCTGATTTGACGAAAGCCTCTTCAGGGCTACGAGGGTATTCTTGATGCAACTGCCACGATTGCATGTTGCGTGCTTTAACTGAATACCAGTCCTCATCACGGTCACCAGCAGACCAAGGGAAAAAAATTCCTTCAAACTGGTTTGTTCCCGTTTGGGAACCAACCCACATTTGATGAAAAAAGTTACCTGAACCATTTGCAGTGGACAAACCAATTACACGCCCACCGACATCAGCAATAGGTTCAATAGAAGCCCACGCTTCCTCAGGGTTAGGAAGGAAAGCCCATTCGTCAACAATAACCAAATAAACAGATTCACCACGAGCAGGGTCAGAACCACTAGGCAACGATTCAATAGCAGACTCATTCTCAAACATCATCTTCTGTTGATGGTCGCTAGTTTGTTTAGGTCCTCGTTCTTTCATCCACTGAGGAAGAAACCTGAAACCATATTTAGATTTAGCAAGCAACTTAACAGATTCTCGTTCGGTACGGCTCAACATAACAACAAAACGGTCAGGTTGAAAAAACACCAACCAAAAAGCGTATGCAGCAGCCAAAGTGGAGAAACCAATTTGGCGTGCCTTGAGTACAATACTGTAGCGTTCAGACATCCAAGTTTCCATTGTTTCTATCTGTGCTTCACGCATAGTGAATTTTATACGCCCTTTTTCGGGGTGCTTAATGTACCAGTAGTTTTCGCAGAAGTAAACAAATGCTTCTAGTTGTTGTTCAACGGTTGCGTTTTCTGGTCCACGACATAAACGCCACTCTCGTTCGTTAATTAATTGTTGTAAATCCATAATATTTTTATATATTTAAGAATAGACTATTTACGGCAATCCGATAACAGTTATTATGAAATTTCGCTTTCTTGAAAAACCAAATTAACCCAAGTGCGAGGGCGATATGCAAGTGGTGGTTCAGGAAACTCAACAACAGAATCAATAAAAGAATCACCAAAAGAACTAGGAAAATCACGCAACTGTTGGCGATAATTAAGCCATTCCTGCTTTGTTTCTTGTGGAATTTGGCTATCAGAGTTTTGAATCCAATCAGATTCTCTAAGAAAAATATCACGGACATCACGCAATGCAATTTTGAACCCATCTTTGTCGGTAGCAAAAACTGGTTCTTTGTTTGGTGTAAAACCAATAAGTAAATTTTCAAGTTTAATTCTCATTGTAAAGCCTTTATAATGTAGTTTAGAATAATTGTGGGTTGAATGTTCTGAGAAGCACCCGAACCTTGGTTTGCGTTGCTAACAGAAACACTTCCAGATGGTGTATATCCGTGTGTATGGTTTGCGCTAATGCCACCAGTATTTGTTGTGGTTGGATAGTAAACAAAATAACTACCACCAGCAGCACTCATTGCGCTAGTGTTGTAAACAGTCTGATATGAATGGCTGTGGTCTGAACTGACAGTTCCAGTGTTCGCTCCAGAACCACTGAATGAAGCCGTGTTGGGGTGTGAGTGCTGATGAAGGTTTTGGTTTCCACCAGCAGCACCAAGTGTTGTTCCAGTGATTCCAGAAACTGCGCTCGTTATACGAGAAGCAGCAGTGCCACCCATGTCGTCACGACCTGCAACAGCACGACCACGCATATCGGGAACATTAAAAGTGGTGGAACCATCACCTACGCCGTAAGTGGTGCCAATAACAGTAAACAAAGTAGAATACACACTACGGCTTACGGCTTGTCCGTGGCACAACAGCCAACCAGAAGGTTCACTTGCTCCAGCAAAAGGATTTACAACACCAATAGGAACACCGTCAGAAACCCACTGCGTGTTGTAGTCTGTACTGTTAATCTTGGACAGTATTTGATTGGTGGTACCACCAACTGGAACACCAGCACCAGTTGCGCCTGTAGGTCCAATAGGACCAGCAGGACCAGTGGCACCAGCAGGACCAGTAGCCCCTGTTGCACCAGTTTGTAAAGTAAAATCAAAAATTGCTGCTGATGATGTTCCAGAGTTTGTAACTGCTGCTGTTCCTGATGAAACAGTACCTACTGCAATTGTTGCAGCAGAACCAGTAGCACCTGTAGCACCTGTAGCACCAGCAGGACCAGTTGCTCCAATTGGACCAGTTGGTCCTGTATCGCCAGTATCACCTTTGGGTCCTGTTGGACCAGTACTCCCTGTGGCACCAGTGGGTCCCGTAGGACCAATTGGTCCAGTGTCGCCTGTTAAACCAGTAGGTCCCTGAATGCCTTGGATACCCTGTGCGCCAGTCGCACCAGTTGCTCCTGTCGGTCCAGTAAGACCAGTATCTCCAGTGTCGCCTTTAACACCTGTTGCGCCAGTAGCACCAGTGGGACCAACGGGACCAGTTGGTCCTGTATCTCCAGTATCACCCTTAGGTCCTGTTGGACCAGTACTCCCTGTGGCACCAGTGGGTCCCGTAGGACCAGTTGGTCCAGTTAACCCTGTTGGTCCTATAGCACCTGTTGCTCCAGTCGCCCCAGTGGCTCCTGTAAGCCCCGTAGGACCCTGTATTCCTTGTATGCCTTGTAATCCCTGAGGACCAGTTGCCCCAGTCGTTCCTGTGGGTCCCGTGGGTCCTTGTGGACCAACATTGGCTGCTGCGACAACAGTAACAAGCGCAGACGATACTGCATTATTGGTAATTGTTCCAATTTCAATTTCAATATTACGAATAGCCATAACTACCGAGTCACATCAGCAAGGATAGTGCATTTTCCAGCAACCAAAGTAGTTACCACACTACTCAAGGTTCGTTGCAAATCCCAAAACGCTGTTCCAGCCGTCAAACCAGCAGTAGAAGCCGAACTAAGAGTTAAAGAAACCTGACCAGCAGCAGCATTAGTAATAGCGCAAGAAAAAGAAGCAGCAACAGTGGTGGAATCTCGTTCATAACGAATTTGAGACAAAAAGGTACTACCAGTCAAATCAATGGCAGCACCAGCCGAATCCGTCAAAGTAATATTAAAGACTTCGGTATCTCCACGCATAATTGTAATATTTTGTTTTGCAGGAACCATACTATTATGTAATCCGTTCTAATCCGTGTCTCTTAAACGCTGAATTTTG